TGGTTGGCCAAGGCCCGGTTGGCATAAGTCGTCGCGTCGGCGTTGGCGATTGGAATCGCTTTTTCCAGCATGGCAGCCACACCGGCGCCTTGGGCCATTGAGCTGTTGACCAAGCCGCGCGCAGCCATACCCTGGCTGGCCTGTGTGCGGGCCAGCTGCATGAGCTGGCTGTCTTTGGATAGGATGCCGCCCAACTGGCCAGCTGTGGTCTCTGTGGGCGCGTTGACGGTGCTTTGCTGGGTGCCGAATTGGGCAGCGGTGGCTGGGCCTGCGGCCGAAGCGTTTGTGGCGGGAACAAGGGCGCCTTGAGCTGGCGCCTGATTAATTTGATTGGCTGTTTGGTCAGCCCCGGTCTGCGGAATTTGGCCGGCAGCCGCCCCGGCGGCGTCAGTTACGGCGGCTCCGGATTGAATGTCGAAAGGGTTTGCTGTTGCCATTATTGCTCCACGATTGAAAAAGCCGCATTAAAGCGGCTTCATGCGGGCGCACGGGCCCCGCCAGAATTTTATGCCAATATGCGCGTTTGCGCAAATCGGGTCTTAAGCGTAGGCGCGGGTGCCTGCTTTGTCGATGATCAGCTTGCTTTTACGGGCAACGGTGGACACTGAGTTGGGCACACTGATGTGAGTCCAGCGGTCAAACTCACGGATGATTTGGTCATAGGCCAGGGGGCTGGCGATGATTGCTTTGACCACTTCATCCGGCGTCATGCCCGGCACGCGGATGTCAGCCGCGCAGCCAACCCGGTGTTGACTGGAATCTTTTGAGCCGACCGAATCATTTACGGCTTTGCTACGAAAGGCGCTGTTGACCATGATTGGCTTGCCGCCCAAGACCACTTTAACCTGCTCCAAGAAGTCGGCCAGGCGAGTCAGGTTGGCCAGCTCGTCGCCGTTGGGCGTGTTGTCAAACTCACGGTGGTCGGTATGCGTGAGTTCTTCAAGAGTGAAATGTGGTGTAAGGTTCATGTCAGTGCTTGTGTGAGTTGCCGAAATAGTACGACAGGATCAGCATGTTAGCCGCGTCCAGACTGCCCAGCATACGGATGACGATCTCGCGCATGGCATCTGGGATATTGTTGTTCAGCAGCAAAATGTTGACCGTTGCCCAAAGAATGAAGACACCAAGAGCCAAAGCGGGGGTGACCATTTTTGAGTACCAAGGGGCCGAGGCACTGGTGGCAATGGCCAACTCCCGATTACGGGCACTGTCTCGGTCGGCTGAGTCCAGCTTGGCGTATTCCAGCTCTAATTCGGCCAACTTCTGCGCGGCTTGTGGATCACCTGCGATGGCTTTAGCCACGGCTTCAACAGAATCTGATACGCCAAACTTGCCAGCGAGAGCGGAAACAGCAGCCCCGCCAAGAGGACCAGCAACAGCGGTTGCCAACATAGGCGCAGCGCTTTTGAGGAGAGAAAGTAATTCATCCATGTCAGCCTTTCAGTTTATACACAATAAATTCAAAAGTGCCCCAGCAGATTAAGCCGCCAGCAACGCAACCAGCAACGCCGCAAAACAAAATGTTTAACGTCTCAGCCAGGTTTTCTCGTTTGAGCTTCTTGGCCTCTTCGGCTTCGCGTTCTTCACGCCTGCGATTTGATTGGATCAAGTTGTACTCCGCCTGGATTGCTTCCCACACGTCGCCCTGGCCCGAGTAGATCAGCTGCTCCTTGAGCTTCTTTTCCGCATCCCTGAGCGCCTTTGCCTGCATCACCGTGTCGAGGGCTTGCCCCATATCCGAGCGGGGCTTCTTGCCCTTGTCCTGGACCGCAGCCTTGGCCACCGTGTCCCTCATCTCGAAAAACTTGATCAGGTCGCCGCTGCACTCTTGCAGGTCTTTGCCCATTTGAATCGCTTCTTGGACCCCGGCAATAGTGCTCTTGGCAATGGCAAATGCTGCGCTGATGGTAATCGGGTCAATCATTTCTTCTCAACCTTTTTCCATTCAAGACATTGGGCCACCTGGTATTTGTACTCGGCGTCCCACCACCAGATCCACCTGACGCATCGGTACTCTGCCGCGTCTATCAGCAGAGCAACGATGAGCGATGTCATTTGTCTACTTTGCTGTCTAGCCTATCGAAAATCTTGTTCAACATTTCTTTGATGTCGCGCATGTCTTCACGATAGTCATCGCGGGCCACATAGTTTTTAGGCAGCTCTTCACGCAAATGCGCCAAATCTGATTTCAGCTCTTTTACCGCAGCCCACATCTCGCGGGCAAACCATCCCGCAACAGAAAAGGCAATCCCGGCAACAGCGTTTATTAGGTTTTGATATTCCATGAATTACTGCCTAAAAGTTGATGCGGTATTTTACGCGTTTGCCCAAGGCAGGGCTTGAGAAGTCGGGCTAACAGGTGGAATCACCATGCTGTCGATCTGGCCTTGCACACACTGCTGTGCGCTGGTGATCTGGTCTTCAGGAATCCAGCCAATAACTTGAGCTTGAGTCAGGTCAGCGTATGGTGTGAAGCCCGAGCCTTGGGTAATGGTGAACTGGCTGTTGCCACCGATAGAGGCAGTGTAGGCGTCTTGCACGCCAGTGACTTCCCACATGGCGTTGACGACTACGTTTTCCTGGCCCTCAACTTGAGGTAGGGTGTACATCGCTTTAATGGTTGTTGTAAAAGTTGTCATGATATTTCCTTTGTAAAAATTTAGTTCCAAGAGATTACGACACAAATGCCGTCAGCGCCAGCACCGCCAGCACCAGAGTTGCCAACTGAGTCGGTAGAAGCACCACCACCACCGCCACCAGCACCGTACAAGGCTCCAGCACCACCAGCGCCGCCGTTTGTGATGAGGGATGCGTTACCGCCGCCACCGCCGCCACCGCCGTATGGTTTTCCGGTTGTTGCAACAGTACCAGCAGTACCGGATACGCCGTCAGTCAAGGATGCTGTACCGCCAGCAAAACCGCCGTTGATGTTGAAAGTGCCGTAGCCGCCGTAGCCAACAGCAGTACCTAAAGCATTTGCGGCTGTAATGCAGTTACCACCGCCGCCTGAACCGGGGCCAAAAAATCCATATAAACCACCAACACCAGAAGTGGGAGAAGCACTGCTCGGATTAGTAACGTTTGCTGCATTTGCATACCCCAATGTGCTTTGTATAAGTCCAGAAAATTCCGTCAAGGGCTTTGCAATTGGTAATGGAGATGCGGTAGCAGTTGAACCTCCAACTCCTGCCCAACCACCGTATGAAGTAAGGTAAGTTCCGAAAGTGGTGTCATTACCCGTAGTGCCGTTGTTGCCGTTTGTGCTGTTTGTGGTCTGCGATGCACCACCAGCGCCACCAGTACCGATTGTTACGGTAACTGTCGATGTCAAGTCAGAAGCTGAGAACGTGGTGTCAATGTAGTTGCCTTTAAGACCACCAGCGCCGCCCGTGCGGATAGAGGCCAATGCCCCCTTACGGCCTGAACCACCGCCACCACCACCGCCAATTGCAATGACACGGACGTTAGTTACGCCTGTTGGCTTAGTCCATGTGCCGCCAGTGGTGAATGTCTGGACGTTGTAGACGCCTGCTGCGGTTGTTTGAGTGGATGCATCAGGAAACTTGAAACCGCCAGTGGTGGACTCAATCACGCCGACAACACTCAAAGGGTTAGCAGGCGTAGAAGTTCCAACGCCAACTCGACCAGCAGTCGTAACGGTGACAGCATCAGTTGCTCCACTGTTCACAACAATGTGAATTGCGTTGGAGCCATAAGTGCCAATTACCAAGTCCGTGGATGCAGAGGCCAAGTATGTGTAGCCAGCTTGGCTGAACGAGCCAGTTCCAGTAAACGCGCTGGAGTTGATGCCGAACTCACCAAAGTTCGTGGTTGAAGTGGCGTTGTTGTTCGACACGTTCAAGTTTGTGGACGCCGTTGCTCCTGCATTGGTGTTCTGCAAAATCAACTGGTTGTATCCAGCCACGCTTGAAGAGAAGGCCGCAACAATGCCGGTATCGCTGTATCCAAGAGCACCAACTTGGATTGGAGCGATAGGAGCCGTGTTGCCAATACCTACGTTGCCACCAAAGTAGTTTGTTGCAACGGTGTCGCCAACGTAGACGCCATAACGGTTTGTGATTGTTCCGAGTGTGCCAACTATTGCGGCTGGAATGTTAAGCCCATACAGATTGGTGACTGTTGTTGTGGAGGTTGTGCTTCCGGCAGAAATGTTGATTGCTCCAAACAAATAAGCATTTGCGACAGATACTGTATTAGTGCTGGTTGTGGCTTGGCCAAAATTAATCCCTGACCTAACTCCATATGCGCCAG